AAACAGTCTTACCTTGAGTCAAGATATCAGCAGCCATAAGAGTCTTACGGTTGTTGATTGATTGACGTAAGCGGTTAAACACGCCGATTTGTGCGACACGTAACTGCTCAGCTTTAGAAAGCATACCGTTTGAGCGACTGATAACACCGGCCTCAGTTAACTGTGCTAGTAATGCAGTGTCATACACTGTATCAGGAGTAACAATACCAGCAGGCTTTAGATAAGCGGCCTTAACGTACTTACGCTCAAAGTCACCTTGAGCCACGATAGGCTTACCTTGTGCCATCGGAGTTACAAACGGCGCTAATGGTTGGCTGGTCTCTAGCTCGTCTAATGGCACAGCGTCTTTGCCGTTGAACGACACTTTGCGACCAAAGAAGGTATCTAGCAACCAGTTGTCAACCGGCTTAGTTTTGTTGTTAACAAGCGCTAACTGAGTCTCGTCAAGGATTTGAACCTCTTGACCTTGGATATTTACCTTAATACTCATTATTTGTCCTCCACGCCAAACGGCATACGTAATTCAATTGATGTTGCACTGTTAGCGCGTCCACGGGCTGCTTTACGCTGCTCTTTGGTTAGATCAACTCCATTTAGAGTCACTGCCATAACGTTTAGCTCGCCTTGCGTGTAAACAGGGATTTCATAACCTGCGGCAATCGCTGCATCAGCTTGGTCAGCGGTCACGTCCTCTAAGCACACTACATGCCAATCAGTACCGTCAACTGAATGAGTAGCGGCGTTATCAGCACCCACTACCAACAAATCACCACGCTTATAAGCTGTAGCCGCTGTTGGCACAACTGAGTCAGTCTGTACGCCATCGCCTAAGACTAAGCCGTCTTTTGTCTCGTAACTAATATCTACTTTCATCTTACGCTCCTGCCCATTGTTTGATTTTTGCGTCTAGGTCATCTGTGGCCTGCTCTGCACCATTAACCGCTTGCTCAGTGAATAGCTGTGCTGGTAGCTCAGGCTTTTTAGCAACTGAGTCTAATAGGCTTGCTGCAAACTCAAATGAGTCATCACTCATTGCTTTAAATTTAGCAACTTCATCATCACTAAATTCACGACCAGTCTTAGCCGCCAATGCTGTGATAGCTTCATCACGCTTAGCTGCTTTAAACTCTGCTAACTGGGCTTCTTTAGCCTGTAGCTGTGCTTCATGTTCTGCACGCTCTTTGGCTCGTAAGTCCTCAAGCTCTGCAATCTTGGCTTGCGCCTGTTGTAAATCCATTGTTTCCCCCCGGAGTGTTGGATTTGTGGTAAAACTTGCTTGGCTTGTGATCTCGTCAATCAAGCCGTAATCTTTTGCTGTCTGTGCGTTGAATGTGTCGCCTTGCCACCCTGCTACTGTCTTAGCATCAATCGAGCGATTAGCTGCAACATGGTTAAAAAAGATGCTCGCTTGCTCATTCACCGACTCTTGCAGTCTGTCTTTTTGCTCATCGGTCAACGGCTCATCACTGCCATAAACAGCTTTCCATTTGCCTGAGCGAATGAATGTAGGCGTGATACCCTCTTTCTCAAGTGCTTTAGACTGCTCATAGTGGGCGACCAATACACCGATTGAGCCAATACCACTAGCCTTAGTTGCCGTCACGCTGTTAGCCGATGCAGCAAGCCAATAAGCCGCTGAATACATCGAACCGCTTGCATGAGCTTCTACCGGCTTAGGTGACTGATAGATAGCTTCTACCACATCGTCTAAACCCCTGACATAACCGCCAATGCTATCAACGTCTAACACGATGCTAGACACACTAGGGTCATTGTTAGCACGCTCTAGGTAC